GTCCTTCTCGATCGTCATCCCGACCGGCAGATTGCCGATCGTGTAGACGTGCTGGTAGGGATTCGCTCCCGTTTTCACAACGCTGCCGAAGAGATGACGGAAGAAGATCCCGGACCATTGCGCGGCCAGCTCGGAGTTGATCGCGCCAGAGACGTCGACGTTTCCCTTCTGCGGCTCGCTTCTCGAACGTCTTGAGTTCAGTGTCGCCGAGTCGAGCAGGTTTTGTTTCGGGACGAGCGTGACCTTCGTCGGATAGATCTTGTTTCCGACGGTGAGCCCAGCCTCGACGCCGAACGTCGCCTCTTCATAGACGTTTACGGCAAGGTCAATTCCGCGCGCTTGAGGCATCGTTTCCTCCCGGTCCCGGCAGGACCTTGCTCTGCGTTCCCTGCTGCCGATCGAGATCGCGGAGCCATTCGTCGATTGCCGAGAAGATCAGTTTCTCTCCTCGGATGACGTTGCGAATCATGCGCCGCGTCGCCTGGTCGGATCGGATTTGATCCTCCGTGATCGTGGCGAGAATCTCGCGCGCAGCAGTCGCCGCACCGCGGAGGACTCCGAACGGCCGAGAGGACTCACCCATGCGAGCCTCCCGCTACGGCTCGAGCGTGTACTCGAGCGTCACCTCGCGGAGCAGCATGTAGACGGACGGCGCCGTGTACTCCCAGCGTGACGCGCCCGGATAGAGAGCGCCGACTGCCCCGCCGAGGGTCTTGTTCCGCACCAGCGCACGAACGAGATCCTCCTCGAACTGGCAACGAGTATTCCACGCGGTGGCCGCGTCGGGTTCCTTGAAGAGGATCCCGATCACGAGATACTGCCTCACCGCCACGCGCGCGGCGCCGAGCACGGAGATCTCCGATTCGCCCTGAGCAAGATTCGCCAACGGCAAACGGCCGAACTCGATCATCGCCGCCGGTAGATCCTCCGGCTCTGGCCTGTCGATCAGGGGACCTGCGGCTCGACCGAGAAACACGTTCAGGCCGAGCCCCTCGAGAACCTTCTTCAGATTCGCCGTTGCACTCTTGAGATTCTGCGCCAATCACTTGACCTGCATCCGTGAAATGTAGCCGTTGTTGGAGAGTTCCGCGTCGAGCGCGTACTCCACGGAACCGATCGTGACGACGCCGTTCGGCTCGGGAGTCGGAATGTCTTCGAGGAGGATCCTCACGGCTTTGACCCTCTGTGAGAAGAACGGCTGTTCCCGGTCGGGAAGTAGGTCGATCTCAGGCTCGAGGAAAAAGATGGACGCGATCGGGTCGCCGCCATCCGGTGACGTGTAGGTCCCGCTACGAGCGCGCGGCTCGGCGATGAACATCGCTCGGGCCGCATCTCTTGGAACCGATTCGTCGTCCACATTGCACGACGGTTAGGCGAGGGCTGTCGCCACCAGAAAGCCGTCGATCTGGTGAGGAACCACCAGCGGAGCGCTCTGAACCATCAGCCACCGAACGCTCGGGTCTTTCACGACCCAGCTCTTCGGGAAGTAAGGAACGGCCGCGTCGCCGGCTTCGAGATCCTGGATCAGGCCGTAGTGCCGAGCCGCCCGAGCTCGCGTTGAGCCGAGGAAGAGCTTCTTGGCCGGAACCATCGGCTGTTCCACGCCGTTGTCGTCGACGTACCACTCGTTGTAAACGTAGAGCCGCAGGCCGCCACCGAAGAGAGAGCCGATCTGCTCGGCGCCGGAGGCCTGGATGTCGTTTCCGAAGTTCACGTTCACGCCGACCGGCATGAGATTGAGGACGCCGTAGTCCTTCACTTGCTGCGTGGCGATAAAGGCATCGGCCACGTCGTGGGCCATCACGCAGACGTCTGGAACCAGGCCGGAGTCCTGCGCGACCAGCCGACGCCAGGTGCGGAGATTGGTCAAGGGCACCGCGCTCGCCGATGTGCCCCACAAGGTGATTCCGCTCGTGATCTTGTGGGAGGTCAGCATCCCGAAATCGATCGAGTCCGAGACGCCCTCGCCCTCGACTGCGATCACCCCGCCGTTCAGCGCGGAGGCCGCCATCCATTCCATCCGGCGCGCGATCTGTTGCTGAAGTTCGGCGAGATCCCGTCCCATGACCTGGGAAGCGAGTTGTATCGGGGTCATGCCACCGCTGTAGATCGTGTCCCCGGGCTGCTTCTTGAGTAGATCCTCCGCCGAAAACTGCATCTTGGGCTTGACGTAGGGAGCCTGATAGGAGCGCGTCGTGTATCCGAGTCGCTCTACCATCTGTCCCTCGTGCCGGGGACTGACGAACGGCGCCATCCGACGCTTGCCCTTGATGATGTCGATGTCGATGTAGCGCGTGGTCGACTGTTCGACGGTGGAGAAGAACGTGTCGAGCAAAAAGCTCTTTGGGGGCTTCATCTGCTCGAGCACCGCGAGCATCGTCCGAGTATCGAAGAGATCAGCGGTCGCCATTGGTCAATTCCTCCTGCGCGAGACTCGCGCGACTTTCCGAACCTAGGATGCCACCCCGCTCCTGACGTAGATGTTGAGCGCCCGCAGGGCCGTCTTGTGGGTGGCGGCCGTGTCCCCCGCGCCGAAGCTCAGCGCGTTGACGTTGTACTCGCCCGTCAGATAGACCGTCGAAACGACATCGCCCCCTGACGCGTCCACGTCTTCTGCGAGGACTCCGTAGGGTGCGCGACGTCCATCGTCCGTCCCGTCGCTGTCGACGAGAACCCCCTTCAGGCCGGAAGTCTGCCTTCCGATCACGGCCCCACGCGACAGGGTCTGCCCCGACAGGATCGTGACTTCCTCGCTGACGACGGGATAATCGCCCGCGAACAGTTGATCGAATGAGAAGTCGGTATCGGTTGGAGTGAGCGACATTTTTTTCTACCTCCGCTGGTTTACTGCTTCCACGGCCCACTTGATGGCGGCGGCTGCGATCGTGCCCCGACCGTTCCCGTCCCCATTCACGTTCACAATCGCCGGACTCTGCGCGGCGACGATCATCTCAGCTAGCCGATCCCCGACAGCTTCCGCAGTCACGTTCTCCTCGAGGAGAACTACAGCGAAATCCGCGTGCCGAACGGTGCGGCAGCGGGCGATGACGTTCCCGACGTGCTTCCACACCTCGGCCCTAGCCTCGCCAGCGCGTGTCTCTGCCGTCGCCCGCGCCTCGGCCGTCTCCGCGCGCGAGGCCGCGAGCTGGCCCTCGAGCATCGTGATCGGCGACGTGCCCGGCTTCGCCATCGAAACCAGCGCCATCGCCTCAGCCGGCGACGCGACCACGTCCGCGAGCCCAGATTCGAGCGCGCCGGAAACACCGAAGTAGATCGCCGCCTGCGTACCCTGGACCTTCTCCGCCGACATGGCGCGGTTCCGCGCCACCGTGGAGACGAACAGGCCGTTCATCGTATCGACGTGACCCTGGATGGAAGCCTTCGCCTCGGTCGAGAGCGGCTCGAATGGCGACCCGTCGTTCTTATGGTCGCCTGCGTAAATCGCCGTGACTTTGATGCCCATCTGCTCGAGCAGTCCGGAATAGTCCCAGTGCTCGCAGATCACGCCGATGGAGCCGACGCCGCCAGTGCGCGGAACGTAGATGCGATCCGCTGCGCTCGCGATGGCGTAGGCAGCCGAAAAGGCATTTTCGTTCACCAGTGCGGCGATCGGTTTCGTGCCCCGAGCCGAATAGATCTGGTCGGCTAGATCGAAGCAGCCCTCGATTTCTCCGCCGGGAGAGTCGATATCGAACACGATCGATTTGACACTCGGATCCCCAAGCGCTTGCGCGAACGCTGCGCCCAAGCCTTCGTAAGATGGACAACCGCACAACTGCGCCCAGATCGATTCGGCGGACTTTACAAGCGCGCCGTGAACTTCGATCGTCGCCACTCCCGATGTCGGGTCCACATCGTAGGGATCGTCGGGAACGTCGTCGGGCATGGGCATCCCGAGCATCGCCCGAAGCGTCGGTGCCTCGGTACGAAGCGACAAGAGCAGGTTGTCGGCCAGCTGCTTGAAGCCGAGTCGCGAGATCGCCAGGGGCCGGTTGAACAGAAACCGAGCCGCGGCAAGCTGCGGAGCCTCCGCGACCGCAGTTTCCGCTGTGGCGATAATGGGAGCTGGGTCCGCAGTAACTTGTAGTCTGGCAGCTGTCTCGACTAGCTCGTTCGACATTTTCTCAGTGCCTCGTTCGCGTCGAGCCGTTCATTCCGCTGAAATCCTAGCACTAAAGTCCTCATGCCGCGTTTTTGCTCGCGGCGGTTCCGGCATCGCCGACCTGCGGCCCCTCGATGGCGGATGGAGTCGGTTGCTCGATACCCTTCTTGGCGACCTTCCGCGGGTCGGAATCGAACACCAGGCCGAGTGCGTCGGCGCGTTGGTTGTCCTCGGCGATCTGCTTCTCGACCGCGACGGGATCTTCGCCCTGTTCGGAGATCACTGTCGATCGCGCCTTGAAGCCGTCACGGACCGCGAGCTCCTCCGCCTGCATGTCCTTCAGCGGATCGACGTAGGACCACCGCGGAGGTCGCCATGCCGGAGCGAATGCCGTCGGATCGGCGTTGTACGCCTTCGCGTCGATTCCCGTCTTCCCGGTACCGATGGCGACGGAGGCAAATCGCAGTGCGACAGGGCGGCAGAAGGCGTGAATGTAAATCGACCACTGCATCATCTCCGCCCAGCGCCGGAACTCCGCGATAGCGGAGCGCCAGGAAGAGAAGTTCGAGTCGCTATGATCGCCCGTCAGCTGCTCGTAGGTGAGCTTCAATCCCTTGGCGACCGCGCGTAGGTTGTACTTCATGTACGGCGCAAAGTTCGCTCCAGTATCGGGAGGCGTCGACCACTCGATCTTCGACGTTCCCGCCGGCACGCGCCACATGGCACCTGGTTCGAGACCGACCTCGTCGAAGCCGTCCTGATTCTGACCGAGCGACGCACCGAGCGGAGACGCCTCGCCCGTGTCGTACAGGAAGCCGGTGAGCAGGTTCCCGATCTTCTGGCGGAGCAGCGTCGCGTCGTCGAAGTGGTCGAGCTCGTAGAGGCGGAGGATGAGTGACGAAAGCCACGGCAATCCGCGAACCTGGCCCGCGCGCTTCGCTAGGAACACGTGGCAGACCTCCTCGGCGGGCACGCGAACCGTTTCGTAAGAGCCGAACGCGCTCATCGGGGTGAAGTCGCCCGGGTGATAGCGCCGGATCCAGTACGCCACGCGGGAACCTATGTTCGCGTCGAATTCGATCCCCATGCGCGTCCAGTTGCCGCTCGGAAGAATCATCCCGTCGTACATATCGTCCAGGTAATCCGGCTCGAGGAGCTGGATCTGCAGCGGAACCACGAGGCCATCCTGCGGCAGTCGGCCGCGGAAGCGCGCCAGGACTTCTCCCGATTCCACCACTTCGCGAGCGGCAAGCGCCTGCTGGCCGTAGAAGTCCGTCACGCCGTCCGCATCGGATTGCGACGTCCAGCGGTTCCAGAGCGCTTGCAGCCGCTCGTCTGGCCAGTAAGGCGTGATGCCGGTTCCGATCAGATTCGAGACCAGCGAGTCGACGCCGCTATCGGCCCACGGATTGTTCCGGACGAGTTCCCGCGAGCGGGACCGGAGCGCGTGCATCGACGACTGCACGGCTACGTTCGGACCCGAAAGGTTCATGCCCCAGAGGCCCATGCGGCGCCCGACGGCGGCGCCCTCGAACGGGGTAGGGGACGTCGAAACCACCGTTCCGGCCATCGCCTTCAGCGCCGGGATCAGGGTTCCGAGCGCCCGCGATAGGGTGCGTGCGACCTTCCGATTGCCTTCTCCGGTAGTGAGAAACCGGGCGACGGTAGAAGGGGAGACCTCCGCCCGGCGGGCCACCTCGCTCTTCGAGAGGCCCTTGTCGTGGAGTGCCTTCGTGAGCCTGGATGGCTGCTTCACCGGAGGCCCTTCCCGTAACCAGCGACGTAGAACGTCCGCGAGGGCGGGGACGTACCGGAGGCGGCGACTTCGCCTTTCATGCGGTCGCGCGCTTCGAGCATGTCGGCGATGGACTGGTATTCCGTCTCATCGCCGTTCGCCCAGCGCACGCGCCGCGTGCCCGAGGCTATCGCCCTTTCGAGACGGGCAACGTCATCCGCGGTCCATGCCACGGCCGAATTGTACCAACGAGGGGCGCGTTCGGCGTTTTCAGCCGAGGTACCTCGATCGAAACTTCGGCGGCATCGACCGTTGCGGAACCGAAGCACTCGACGCAACCGCAACCGCGCGCACCAGCGCATCCCAGTCCGCGCGCAGCAGTCCCGCGTGCATCGCCGCGGCATAGGCGTAGCTCGTCGCGTCGAGAACTTCGTTCCGCTTCCCGCTCGGCAAGTGCCACTCCTGCATCGGCGCGCCCTTGTGAAACCGCGTGACGATTCGCTCCGCCGTCAGCTGGTCGTAGAACTCGTCAGGCAGTCCCCGCGGAAAGTGAACGTACCGCGGACCGGGCGACTCGATCCGCAACCGCGCGTAAATCTCTGCCTTTGCCGTGTCGCTGCCGATCGGCCAGAGCATCACGCCACGCGGATCGTGTTTCCCGTGGAACGTCACGTCCTGCGGCGTCGGCCTGCCAGCGATCACCGGCAGATTCGGCTTTGCCTGACCCTTGATCGCGATCACCTTCGGCCCGGCCGAGCGCACGTAGTTGTAAACGGCCTGCGTGCGGTGACCTCCCGAGTCGATCGCCGTGCAGTCGATGTGCAGGTCAGCGCCCAGCGGATGCTTGAACGTCTGAGTCCTGAGCGCCGTCAGCTGCTCCCACACCTCGTCGTATTCCGGGTCGCCGTAGATCTCGCCCCAGTAGATCAGCCACGCTTCCTGGTCGCGGCCGTAGCCGTAGATCACCGGGGCGAGGCGATCGTCCTGCGTGTCCACGCCGCAGACGAGGAACAGTACGCCCGCCGGAACCTCCATGAGCTCGTAGTCATCGGCTCGGTCACGAATCGCCTCCCACGGAAGCGACCTTCCCTGCTCTTCGGGATTGACCCAACTCTCGCCGAGCGCCGTGTTGATGAACACGCGGAGCTTCTCCGGAAACTTCTGCGCCTCGAGCCATTCCTGCGCGAGCGCGGGCAGCCTGACCCAAGGGGAAACGAGGGCGTTCAGGTGAAACCCGGCCACCCCCGTGAACGGGGCGGTCGCGCGCCACTCGCCGGCCATCACGGCACCGAGGCGGTCGGCCTCGCTCCACATCGCAGCGCAACCCTCGCAGTGATACGCGGCCGTATCGGGTAGCGCTTTCCCCGTCTCGTCTTTCTGCCACTTGACCTGCTCCCAGCGCATGACCTGAGAGAACTCGCATTTCACGCACCGCACGAAGAACCGTCGTTGATCGCTCGTCTCCCAGCCGCGCTCGATCCGACTCGCGCCCTTGATCGTCGGCGTCGACGTCAAGACGAGCTTTCGGTTCCAAAACGTCATGCTCCGCTTCGCCGCCAGACTCACCGGATCGCCCTCCGTGCCCGCGCTCACTGGATAACGGTCGACCTCGTCGCAGATGACGATCCGGATTGGCCGGCTGGCGAGCGAAGCCGCCGAGTTGGCGCCCGCGACCGTGATGTGGCCTCCCGCGAAGACCTTGTGAAGCGTCGTATTGTTCGAGTCCCGCGACCGCACGTCACGTACCTTCCCGCGGAGGCATGGCGTATCGCGGAGCATCGGGGCAAGCCGGTCTTTCGACCACGCCTTCGCCATGTCCAAGGTCGGCTGCAGCACCAGAATCGGCGCCGGGTCGCGATCGATGTGGAATCCCACCGGGTTGTTCAGCACGGCCTCCGTCTTCCCGACCTGCGCGGCCCACATCAGCACCACCGTGTGAACCGCCGGGTCACTGAAGGCGTCCATCGCCCCGCGCAGATACTCCGCGCGGTTCGTGAACCACTGGCCCGGCTCCGCGGAAGCCTCACTCGACAGCTGGCGATTCGCGTCGGCCCACTCGCTTACCGTTTGCAGGGGCGGCGGTCGCAGCGTCTGACCGAGCGATCTCAACACTCGCGCCAGCGGATGCCTCCCGGAGAAACCCTTCGTCCGAGAGTTC